CATGATCAGCACGTTCGGCTTTTGCAGAATCAGCTTGCCGAACAGCATGCGACCTTGCTCACCACCGGAAATCACTTTGACCGACTTGAGGATTTCGTCGTTGGAGAACAGCATGCGGCCCAAAGTGCCGCGAATCATCTGCTCGCCCTGAGTCCACTGGCCCATCCAGTCGAACAGGGTAACGTCGTCTTCGAAGTCGTGCGCGTGGTCCTGGGCGTAGTAGCCCAGTTCCGCGGCGTCGGTCCACTTGATGGCGCCGGCGTCCGGGGTCAGTTCGTTGACCAGGGTGCGCAGCAGGGTGGTTTTGCCGATACCGTTCGGGCCGATGATCGCTACGCGCTCGCCAGCTTCAACCTGGAAGCTGAAGTCTTTGAACAGGGGTTTGCCGTCGAAGCCTTTGGCCATTTTTTCGACGATGACTGCCTGACGGTGCAGCTTCTTGTTCTGGTCGAAGCGGATGAACGGGCTCACGCGGCTCGAAGGCTTGACCTCGGCCAGCTGGATCTTGTCGATCGCCTTGGCGCGCGAAGTAGCCTGTTTGGCTTTCGAGGCGTTGGCCGAGAAGCGGCTGACGAACGATTGCAGCTCGGAAATCTGCGCTTTCTTCTTGGCGTTGTCCGACAGCAGTTGCTCGCGCGACTGGGTCGCCACGGTCATGTACTCGTCGTAGTTGCCCGGGAACAGACGCAGCTCGCCGTAATCCAGGTCAGCCATGTGCGTGCACACGCTGTTCAGGAAGTGACGGTCGTGAGAGATGATGATCATCAGGCTGTTACGCTGGGTAAGCACGTTTTCCAGCCAGCGGATGGTGTTGATGTCCAAGTGGTTGGTCGGTTCGTCGAGCAACAGCACTTCCGGATCGGAGAACAGCGCCTGCGCCAGCAAAACGCGCAGTTTCCAGCCTGGCGAGACTTCGCTCATCGGGCCGAAGTGCTGCTCGATGCCGATACCCAGGCCCAGCAACAGTTCACCGGCACGGGACTCGGCGGTGTAGCCGTCCATTTCGGCGAATTCGGTTTCCAGCTCGGCCACGGCCATGCCGTCTTCTTCGCTCATTTCCGGCAGCGAGTAGATACGATCGCGCTCGGCCTTGACCTTCCACAGCTCTTCGTGACCCATGATCACGGTGTCGATCACGGTGAATTCTTCGTAAGCGAACTGGTCCTGGCGCAATTTACCCAGACGCACGTTCGGCTCGAGCATGACCTGACCGCCGGACGGATCGAGGTCGCCGCCGAGGATTTTCATGAAGGTCGACTTGCCGCAACCGTTGGCGCCGATCAGGCCGTAGCGATTGCCCGCACCGAATTTGACCGAAACGTTTTCGAAGAGCGGCTTGGCGCCGAACTGCATCGTGATGTTAGCTGTGGAGATCAATTACCTTACCTATCAATGGGTTAGAGCTGGTCTTTTTTGCCTGGTACCGATTTGATACCAATCTGGAGCTTTTCCAGCTCCCCCCAGTCTGAGCTTGAGTTGAGCCAACGCGCATACGTCGTCAGCAACATTTGGACGCTGTGGCCAAGCTGCTGAGCGATGAATGCGGGGTTCATGTTGGACATTAAGCATATTGTCGCATAAGTATGACGGCAGTTGTACGGCGGCCGATGAGGCAGCGCTAAAGCCTTCAGCGCTGGCCTCCACTGTTTGTGCAGGTCCGACGTCTGTTTGATGTACTCGCTGTTCTTCGAAGGCGGGAACACGTAGGGCGTTGTTTTGATCTTGCCGATGCCGTTTGCACGACGCTCTGCGTATCGACGGGCGAACTCGAGCGCGTGCAGCGCTCGTTCATTCAGCAGAACAAAGCGGTCCTTGTTGGTCTTGGTTCGCTCCTCGACGAGGCCAAGCGCTACGGTGCGGCAGACATGTACCTGGCGTTTCACAAGGTCGACGGCATCCCAGCGCAACGCCGCGACCTCCGACAGCCGAAGCCCCGTGAAGAATGCGAACTCAAAGAATGCGGCATAGATCCCGCTAGGCCAGTGCGTTGTCTGGTACAGATGAGCAATGATGCGGTTCGCTTCATCCAAGGAGAACGGGCTGATCTCCTTTCGCGATCGCTTGGGTCGGTCTATCGTCGCGGCCGGGTTCTTCTTGATCAATTCTTCAGCTACTGCCGCTTCTAGAATCGTCGACAGTTTGACCAGGGCGTTACGCCGAACACCTGGCGATGTCCATTCCGTGGCCGCAATGATGCGGCGAAGGAGTGTGGTGGTGATTTGATCTATGCGGATCAGTGCCAGTGGCGGAATCCAGTACAGATTCAGTGCACCTTTGTAGTTGTTGCGCGTGCCTGTTGTGATGACTCGACCATCAAGCCAAAGCTGTGCGTATTCGTGAAAGGTTGGAATGCTGTTCAGCAGAACGGCCGAGCCGGGGAACAGCTCGGCGTACTTGGTATCATCCAGGAGACCGAGCTTGATCAGGCTTTTTACTTGATCGCGTAGTTGGGATGCAGCTTTAATGCCTTTCTGCGTCGCGGGGTAGGGGAGCGTTTCGCATCTGCGGACCCCGTTCCAAGTAAAACGAATCCTGAGGGATTTGCGGAAGAGTTCCACTCCACTGGGCAAATCCATTGTGCTTCTTGCCATTCCTCGTACCTTCTTTTGCTATACATAATGCGATGTCCCTGCTTGTTCCAGACCCCTTCGGGTATCTGTTTGCGTGCGCGGCGCGTCGCAAGAGCCCTAGACGAAATGCCTAAGAAATGGGCCATAACTTCCTCCGACACCTTATCTACGTCAGGGTGAGGTACGGATTCCAAACTGCTATTAGTCATTTCCTTAACCCTCCCTTCTGTGTGAGTAAGGTGCTTCTTCCGATGAGCACGGGGCCGGACGTTCCGTCCGTTGCGACTGAGGGAAAAGTAACCACATCACGTAGCCTCCACAGTAAATTGGTTGGCGGTGCCGAGTGGTTGTCCTACTAAGCTGCCCTGGATTCCTGTTTGCAGCTGCGCAGCCATTGCAAGTGCCTGTTCGCGTAGTGATCGGGCATCACGCTCGAGCTTCTTGCCGGTACGAAAGGCGCTGAAGGTTTCGCCGGCGATCCGCAGCAACTCGCTGATGGCGACCAGCGTCTGGTGTTCGGCCGGGCCGAAGAGGGGGGCTGCTTCAAGTCTTTTGCAGGTTTGCGCCAAGCGAGTGTGATCGGCCCGGATGAACTGCAGGGAGGCCCGAAGCTCGCTGATGGTTTTGGCGCTTGCGGCGCGTTGGATGTCTTCACCCTCGCGCAGGCCGGTCTCCAGACCATCGCTGCGGCCTATGATGTAACCGCCCCAGAGCAGCAGGGCGGCCAGAGCTATCAGAATGATCAGTGCACCGATTTGTATTGTGGTCATCATGTGGTGTGCTCCTAGGATTGTCGTTGGCTGGTGGTGACAGCCGTCAGTGGTGTGGGGGCCGTTTGGCGTTGGCCGTCCTGCTGGCGTTGCATGTCTTCATCAGCCTTGTAGGCGCGGATGTCGATCAGCGAGGCAACATGGCGGATGTGCGCGTACTTCAGCGCCTTGCGGCTGGTGTCCAGCGTGGTGATCGGAAGCTGGATCCGGCCGCTGTTGATCTCCGTCACGAACGACTGCTCGTTGAGATTGCGAAAGTACTGCTCGCGGACTTTTTCTAGCGGGATCAGGACGTCACCGAAGATTCGATAGAGCAGTTCGACGGTGGCCGATTCGGGCGCCGGATGAAGGCGAAGCGGATTTTGTGCAGCGTTACTCATGGCCTTGTCTAGCCTCCTTGCGTTGTTGTCGTGCCGGGTGGTTCCAGGCATTCAAGCAGTGGCGTCTGGTCAGCTCGCGCAGATGTTCGGGCACTTCGAGGAGCGCGGCGTTGCGCTCCTCGCGTGTGCGCATGGCTACTATCTGGCGGGCGTACTCCCTAGGCCACGTCACGGCGATCTGCCGGGATGGCGGGTAGATCGATGCCCAACTGGTCGGCTAGCCAGCGGATACCGGTTTGCATGACGCGGGTCGACTGGCTGTACTGCATTCCGCATTTTTCGTCATACCAGGGGCTGTCCTTGACCCGCAGGTACGCTTTGTCGCGCTTCGGGTACGCCGGCAGGTTTCCCTTGAGCAAACCTTTTTCCCGCATGAGAGCGATCAGTTTGGGGCGAGTGAGGCCGAGTTGAGCGGCTGCTTGGGCGAGAGTGCGTTCCATAGCGCCCTCCTCATGCTGCGTGCGCAGCTGGAGTGGCCGCTGCAGCAAGGTGGTTGATGGACTCAATGACCTTTGCGTAAATCTCGGCATCGGAGTCGTACAAGGTGAAGCAGCGTGTGTGCGGACTCTTGTTGCCGATACTCAAGATCGCGGTGACGCCGCGGCGTGTATGAGTGCGATGCAGCACCACATGCAGGGGAAGTTCAAAACCCATGTCGAGGCTCAGCACGCCGCCGGTGTGCACCAGTTCGAACACGCGCTGCTTGTCCTGGACTTCAACGCGACCGTATTGACGATCGGCATGCGGGAGAGGCACCAGGTCGCTGGAGTTGCTCGCGTCGAACGGACCGTTGGCAATCTCTTCAATGAAATCGGCCAGTTTGAGGTGCATCTTCTTGTCGTTTGGCAGGGTTAGCGTGTGGCGTTCGCTGCCCAGTTCGACGACAAAAGTGCTTTCCACTGTGCCGCGCTCAGCCTTGAGACGGAATGCCAGGCATTCACGCTTCGGTGCTGTGCGCAGGACATGGTTGAAGGTCTCGGTCAGGTTGACCTGGGCGTTGAGCAACTGCAGGGTGCGGTTGTCGATCTTGTACTTGATCATGCTGCGTGCCCTCCACCGTTCGGATCGATAGGAGAGGGCTGGCAGGACTTGGCGACAAGCTTGGGTTTGCTGTTATGAATGACGACCAGACAGCCCGTGGCGAGCTGCAGCTGTTCGATCAGTTTGCGATTGCTGACGCATGCAGGATGGACATGTAGGGATGCGGTGGCGCGCATGGTGATGCCTCACTGTGGTTGGAGAGTGAGGCAAGTAAACAATCTGTTTGGTTTTTGGTCAACACATTTTGTTTGGCGTCAGATCAGAGAGGGGCCTTTCAATGGACGTATTGATGACCACCAAAATATGCGGCCAAGAATTACCACCCGTTGAGCCATGATCTGATCGAAGTCATAGTCTTCGTCAGCGTATTCCTGTGAATTGAAGCTCCTCATCTTGATGCCGTTGGCAGTACGTTGAAGAAACTTAATCCGAAAATGCCCGTCGTGGTCGATTGCGTACATTTCGCCGTCAACGATTCGCGTCATTCCCGTATCAATGCCGACTGTCGCTCCCGAAAGAATCAGTGGGTGATTACTGTTCCCGCTGTTGGTGGCAAATACAGCGTTTGAGGGATCTACTCCGCAAGTCCTCATCGTAGCTCGTGAAAAACGAAGCTTGGGCCCAGCGATCTCCTGAACCTCTGTACGCGCAACCTTTCCAGGCCCAGAGGATAACTCCACTTCCTTGTACAACCTTAGCTCCACCTCGTCATTGTCTATTGGTGTTTCTGAGTCCCAAGGAGCCATTGGCTCCAGCACGTAAAGCGGCGAATCGTTAGCAGCCGGGCGTAATGGGTTTCGCTCAGTGCTCTTGGTCCGCATTGGTACATCTTTCCCTTCTAGCCACTCGCGCTCCACGACAAGTGTCAGCGCAACTTCGCCGACCATGTACGCGGGGACGCCCCTAGCTTTCCAGTTCGTGATGTTCTGGTCGTTCTCGAGATCGAGAATTCGAGCGAGCTGGGCCCCCGTCAATCCGGAGTCTTCGAGCGCTTCACGAAAGCGTTGGCCTTTGAGGTTTTGCGTTTGTTTACTCATAAACAGAATGTTACAGCGCTTGCATTCAGATGATAACAAACGTATTGTTTGGTCCTGCTGTTCAAATTGTTTGGTATGGATAACGTCATGAGTACACCTGCTCAGATATTCGATTTAGTACTGCAGGTTGCTGAGGCCTCCGGCAAAAGCCCTTCCCAGCTTTCGCGAGAGTGCAAAATCAGCCCTCAGAGATTCTTTAATTGGCGTCGGCGAGGTATCCCAGTCGCACAGGTTCGACATCTGTCGAAAGCACTTTCTGGAGCGCTGCTACCTCATCAGCTTAGGCCGGATTTACCCGAGATATTCCCAGCCGAATCCGACGCTGAAATACAAGCTGCATAGAAAAAAGGCGACCCAAGGGTCGCCCAGTTTCTCCCGACAGCATCACCACAATGCTATCGGGTCGCGATGTTAGAAGGCGAGCACACCACATGCCGCCGACGTTCATCGCGTTTCCAAGGCTCGGAAGCCTTGGTGTTGCTGCCGTTCTTACCACAGAGCTGGCAGCTGTTGCGCCAGGGGTGAACAACGGATTGTTCGCCCCGGCACGGTGCCGGTGTTGGTCTTACGAACCTAGCCGGCTTTGGGCCTCTCCAGACCACGCGGCAAATGTATCACCAACTTCTGTCGCGCGGCACTGGCAACTTTTAGGATTAATGCCATGAGCCGAATTGCTCTGAGTTCTCTGGAACGGGCGCAGCGGGAAATCCTGCCGCTCGATTTAGCGTTGTATCACGCTGCCCGCGATTATCCGGGCGGGGCTGCTGCCATCGCAGCCACGACCGGTCGTAACTCGACCACACTGCAGCACAAACTGTCGCCGACCCACCCGAGCCACTCCATCAACATTCAGGAGTTTGGCGAGATCCTCGAACTGACCAAGGATCGCCGCATTCTCGATGCGGTGCATGCGCTGGTCGGCGATACGATCTGGCAGGAGCTGGCCGACACCTACACCAACGACATGCCCGAGACTCTCACAACGGGTATCGCCGAATACTTCCGCCAGGTCGCTGATCTGGCCGAGACCTGGGCCAAAAGCATCGGCGACGGTGTGGTGACTGACCAGGAACTGGCCGCGATTCGCCTGCAGGTGTTCCGGGGTATTCAAGGGCTGCTGGGTTTGTTCAACCGCGCCACCTACGTCAACCAGACGACGCGAGGTGCTGACCGTGGCTGACATCGCCGATTTCGCCAACGATCTGGTGCAGGAGCGCATCGATCAGGCCATGGCCGCGCGTAGCGCTGCCAAGGCCGAAAACGCCGCCCATTCCTTGCTTTTCTGTGAGGCATGTGACGATCCGATCCCGGAGGCCCGCCGCTTGGCCCAACCGGGTTGCTCGCAATGCATCAGCTGCCAGTCCCTCTCTGAGCGGGGGATTCAGCATGCTCGATGAAGTATTGGGGCAATTCGCCGATTACGGTCTCGAGCCAACGCAACCGCTGGTGTTCGGCAAGCTGACCCGCTGCAAGACTTCGCAGGACAAGGGTAAGGAAAAGAACGGCTGGTACGTGGTTCACGAGCAGCGCACGGAGAAGGGCGACACCCTGATCTTCGGCGCCTTCGGTGACTGGCGTTCGGGTGAGACGCAGAAGATCAAGGTCAAGGCCGGGCGCATGTCGCCGGAAGAGCGCGAAGTCATGCGCGCCCGTCAGGAAGAAGCCAAGCGCCGCGCCGCGGAAATCGCGAGTAACGCTGCGCGGCGGGCCGCGAAAAGGGCGCAGGGTTTGTTCGAGCGCATGCCGACCACCGGACGGAGCGACTACCTGGATCGCAAGCAGATCGTTGGTATCAAGGTCCGTTATGCGCCACGCACCGGCGCCGTGTTGGTGCCGATGAGCGATGCGCACAACCAGCTTATGGGTCTGCAGGTCATTTTCCCCAGCAAGCAAGAGGACACCGGCCGCGACAAATCCTACTGGCCTTACGGCATGGCAAAGGAGGGCGCATTCCACCTGCTTGGATCGTATCCAGAGCCAGGTGAGCCGGTGCTGGTCTGTGAGGGTTACGCCACCGGCGCCAGCCTGCACATGGCGACCTCGCTTACCGTGGCCGTCGCCTTCGACGCCGGTAACCTGCTGGCCGTATGCAAGGCCATGCGTGAGCGTTTTGCCGGTTGCCCGCTGATTATTTGCCGCGATGACGACTGGAAAACCACCAAGCCCAACGGCGATGCCTGGAACCCGGGTGAAGAGAAGGCCAACAATGCCGCCCTTATTGTCGGTGCCCAGGTGGTTGCGCCGATCTTCTCGGTCGAGCGTCACGACAAGTGGACTGACTTCAACGACCTGCACGTAGCCGAAGGTCTCGACGCAGTTCGTCGTCAGGTACTGGCAGTGGTGCGTCCACCAGCGGCCGGTGGCTGGAAAGACCAGCTTGCTCGCAGTGAAAGCGGTGCCCTGATCGCGCACATGCAGAACGTCGAATTGATACTGGCCAATGACGAACGTTGGGCCGGGGTCATCAGCTACAGCGCCTTCAGCTCGAAGATCGTCAAGCTGCGTGCGGCACCCTATGGCGGCGGTACCGGTGAGTGGGCTGACATCGACGACATGCGGGTGATGAAGTGGCTCGCGCAGCAGTACAACTTGCGCGTGAAGTCTTCGCACGTGATCGAGGCGGTGAGCGTCGTGGCCCATGACCACGCGTTTCATCCAGTGCGCGAGTATCTGAAAAAGCTGGAATGGGATCGCGTGCCTCGCCTCGAAGCCTGGCTCACTGATGTGATGGGTGTGCCAGCGTGCGACTACACCGCCAAGGTCGGCAAACGCTGGTTGATCTCCGCCGTGGCGCGGGTGATGAAACCTGGCTGCAAAGCTGACTCGGTGATGATCCTCGAAGGCGCACAGGGCGCTGGTAAGTCGACCGCCATGAGCATTCTCGGTGGCGATTGGTTTATGGACACCCCGTTTGCCCTCGGCGACAAGGACGGCTTTCAGGCGATTCGCGGTAAATGGATCGTCGAGCTCGGTGAGCTGGACAGCTTCAACAAAGCCGAGAGCACCAAGGCCAAGCAGTTCTTCTCCGCGTCCACCGACACTTACCGCGAGAGCTACGGCCGCAGAACCATGGACGTGCCACGCCAGTGTGTCTTCGTCGGCACCACCAACCAAGACGAATACCTCAAGGATGCCACCGGCAACCGTCGTTATTGGCCTGTGGCCTGTACGAAGGTCGACCTCCCTTTTCTGCGCGAAATCCGCGACCAGCTCTGGGCTGAGGCGGTCTTCTGCTACGAAGCCGGTGGCCTCTGGTGGGTAACTCCGGACGAAGCGCCGATGTTTGCCGAAGCTCAGGATCAACGATTTGTCGTCGATGAATGGGAAGGACCCATTCTGACCTGGCTGGAGGAGTCGCAGATCGGCGAGACCGCCACCGGCAGCGAGATCATGAGTCAGGCACTCAAGCTCGATCCAGGGCACTGGGGCAAACCGGAACAGATGCGGGTCGGTGCGATCATGCACCGGCTGGGCTGGCGACGTTTCCGCTTGGGTGCCTTGACCAAGAGCCGGCAGCGGCCTTGGGCGTACAAGAAACCGGAGGATTGGGGCAGGGCGCCTGCGCTGGATCACACCGAGTTCGAGGAGCCGTGCTTCGATGATTAAAGCGATCGACATGGCCCTCAAGCAATGGGCGCAGGAGCTGCACAGCGACGAGGTAGCCGCCGGTTATTCAGGCGGCAACATGGTGGCGATGATGATGGAGAGCGGGGGGCAGCTTTTGCGCGGCAGGCGCGGGAGCAGGGTGCCGCTGGAAGCCTCTCTGGACATCGAGCGCATCGTCAAGAAACGCCTCGATCCCGAGTTGATGACGGTGGTCCGGGTGCATTACTTCCAGCCTGATGCGCCTTTGACTGCGCGTCTGGCTGAGAGTGGCTGCACACGCAACCTCTACTACCAGCGCCTGCATGACGCTCACATCGTGGTCGAGCACTTCCTGCTGGGGGAAGCGGCTTGATCGCGGGCATTCCTCTGGCTCACACCGTCCCACCGACCTGCGGCCGTCCCACTGCTTTTAGCAGTGGTGGGACGGCTGTAGGCCGCGTCGTTGTTGGGCTGTCCCACCGTCCCACCTTTTTCATGCCTCCCGCCCGTGTATGCGTAGCGGGCATCAATGCGCGTGTTCACGCGCACGCGTGCTTTTAAATATTCTCTCTATACACGAGAAAAGAGAGATAAAAGTAGGACGGTGGGGCAAAGCCCCAATCTGCGGGGCTTTCAGACGTCCCACCTTGTTTTAGAGAGGTGGGACGCATGGGACGCCAGAAAAGCAAAAGACAGCCGGGATAGATATTCACCGACATTCGCCAGCCGTTCACCGGACGTAAGCTACACATTCACCGGATGGCATTAAAACGGTCTTGCTGCCACCAGAATCGACCTGTAAAAAGGGGCCATCTTCGATGGGTGCGACCGCAAAGCGCGGCAGGCCACCCACCACCAGACCCGGCCATTGCGCTGGGTCTTTTTGTTTAAGGGGCAGGGTAATGACGAACGAGCAACAGGCACTGGCAGAGATGCCGATCTGGTTGGTAATTGCCCTTTCATTGGTTGGCGGTGTATCCGGCGAGATGTGGCGCGCTGACAAGGATGGGGCACGAGGCTGGGCGTTACTGCGCCGCCTCGCACTTCGGTCCGGTGCCTGCATCGTTTGCGGCGTGTCAGCGATGATGTTGCTGTTTGGCGCGGGCTTGTTGATCTGGACAGCAGGCGCCCTGGGTTGCTTGACCGCGATGGCCGGCGCGGATGTCGCCATCGGCTTGTACGAGCGCTGGGTCGCCAAGCGGCTTGACTTGAGCGAGGCCGAGCCGAAGTCATGAGCCGGGCAGGCCGGGTAGGGCGCCGATTTTTACGGGTCCTCCCCGAGGGCCGCCCCCTACACGGGTTATCGAACTCGCGGAATCTCTCTAGCTGAAACCTTTGCAGGGATGTCCGTCTTTCCAAGTGGAAGACGGGCCTCCGCACTGATAACGATCACGTATGTGCTGGTTGTAATAGGCGCCTTTGGAAGCAGCAGCTATCAACCCGTTGTAAATATCCAAGGGGACATTACAGAAGTCGTAGAAGTGGCCCTGTTGAAACCGAATCCTCATTCGTCTTGTGCCAGGATCGTAGCCGACAGCAGCAATTACATCGGAACGCATGGCAATCATTTCCATGACATGTCTCCATTTAGCAGATTGTCAAAAAATTCTAGTCGAGCGAGACGGAAATGCAGCCCGGTCGTGGAAAAGGCGCCGGGGACCCTGAGGACTTTCAAAGGACACGGGGTCGGAAACCCGCGGGATCGTGTTAGTGGGAGACCCGCCAGCTTACTGAAATTTCAATCCACTGAAATCTTGAAAGGATTCATTGAAAAGCCGCTGAAAAGGAGGGCTTATGAGCACAGCTACGTACCTGTCAAAGAGCGCCTTTGCTGCGCACATCGGACGGTCGCCGAGTTACATCACCTGGCTGAAGGAAAATGGTCGACTGGTCCTGTCTCCCAATGGCAAGCAGGTCGACGTTCTGGCCACCGAAGCATTGATCCGCGATACCGCTGACCCGAGCAAGGCTGCCGTCGCTGCTCGCCACCAACAGGAGCGGCTTCAACGTGATGTGTACAGCCACGTCGCTGCACAATCCGAGTCGACTAACATGGCTGCGCCCCCGCCCGTTGATCCCGCGCAAGGGCAGACCCCGGACTTTCAGAAAGCACGAGCGCATCGCGAGCATTACCTGGCGCGGATGGCAGAGATGGAGTTCCGCAAAGCGCAGGGCGAACTGGTGGAAATCAGCTTTGTGCAAAAAGCTGCTTTTGAAACGGCACGTGCGCTCAATCATTCACTGATGAGCCTGTCGCCTCAATTGGCGCCACAGCTTGCTGCTCTATCTGATCCATGGGAGGTGGAGAGGCAGCTAACGGCTGCGCTGCGCCTGCGGCTTAACGAAGCCGCTCAAGTGTCCAGTGACGACTTCGGATTTGCATTGAGTGAATGCTAAAAGTATCTGTGGACCTGTCCCGTGACAACGACGCCAAGAAGCTGGCTATTTGGCCGTCTGCTTTCGGCCAATAGTGGACGTTCGACCAGAGATGCTGCCGGCCAGTGGCAGCCATTCCAGGGCTTGGACGCCGCGCTTCCGAACTCGCGCTACGGGAACAATAGTCCATTCATAAGTATTGCGAATGTATATTGAGTGCCCACTATCATCTGCTCGGAAATAGCGATGGCTGACCAAGAATATGAAGAAATAATGGCCCGTTACTTAGCGGACATCGAAAAACAGTCTCGCAAACGGCTTGCCGACGCAACTGACCTAATTGCGAAGTTCACCGATCTAGCCGCATCCAAAGGCGTGATCCTCGGCGCGGAGTCCTTCGAGTACATCCAGACCATCGGCATCGTCGCCAAGGCGCCAGGCATCGCAAGAATGCTATTGGGACCAATCAAGGCCGAGCGCGATGGACTGCTGCCGTTCAACGAGATCGCATACCGATTCCCTCCCAGCCTCCATTACGAAGGATGTTTTGCTGGCCCCGACTTTATTCTGATGGCCCACTCCTGTTACCGACGAGGAATGCACCCAGTTAATAACTGGGCTCCGAGATTTATAGATTTGTTCTGGCGGTTCGATAGTTTCGGCATAGAAAAATACATTGCCCTCGACGAAGACCGGGTCCGGATCGACGTCGGCGGGCTTGGCTATTTCGAGGCCGACACATGGTACGGTGCTCCCTTCGACGAGGACATACGAAGCATCAAAACCGGAATAGCCAAGCTGCGCCCGCCTATGGATCTCGAACCTCGACACATCTCTTTCTTCTTTGCCAGCGTGTACTGTCTCGACATCAAATGGAGCGAGTTGAACGGCATCAAGTCGTTTCAGGCCCTGGAAATGAAGTCGGAGGACATTCGGATCGAGGTTGAAGGGCAGCACTACTTCCCTGCCCGCTACCTACACGCCGAGTTCGATCTCGCGACTAACTGTTTCAGGCACTTCGACGGCGCGATCCAGCTTTTCACGGAAGATGAATATTTCCAGCGGCGCGATTCCGATTTCAACATGACGATGAAGAACCCTGCGCACATCAAGGCCAGATCAAACAAGCTCTTCAAGATAAATGGCCCGCTGAAAACAAAAGACTGGGTCGATTTATGCTGTCACTTCTACACTGCCAACCCGCTCACCTTTGAGTATTTCAGCGGTGAATACCCGATGCACGTCAACGAGACCCTCGAAAGGATCAGGGACCAAGCCTCGAAACTCGCCGGCGAGACCTAATCTCGCTGCTGGGGGGGGGGTAGCAAAGATTCCGCTATGCGTCGACTACTGGCCTTCGTGACAGGCAGAAACGGCCAGTAACAGACATTCACGAGAGGTGGATTTGAATGAGCAGACAACCTACATTGATTTTTGGACCTTTCGTTCATTATGCATTGTCTGAAATGTGACGAAGGCAGCGTATTCAAATTCTTTCTGTCATGATCGCATCATCGCTCTTACAATCATCCGACTGAGTAAGCACTTGTACGATTAAGGATTGGAACATGAAGTCGACTCCGAAACGCCCCACGTCCCTGCCTCAGCGGGAAGGCGTTACGCCCAGTCATTTATCGTTCCCGGTTGTTGGAATCGGCGCGTCAGCGGGCGGTCTGAATGCGCTGAAAACCTTCTTCGAGCAGATGCCTTCGGACAGTGGCATGGCGTTTGTCATCGTCCTGCATCTTTCGCCCAATCATGACAGCGTTGCAGACCAGATTCTCCAGGACTGCACCTCAATGCCGGTCCGTCAGGTCACTGACGCCTGTCCTATAGAGCGCAATCATGTCTACGTAATTTCACCCGCCAGTCAGTTATCGATGAACGATGGTTATTTACGGGTGATTCCGGCCGACCGGCCTGTGGGCAGCCACATTGCCATCGATTTGTTTTTTCGCGATCTGGCCGATGTGCATAAAGAACACGCGTTCTGCATTGTTTTGTCAGGCACCGGCAGCGATGGTGCAGTCGGGTTGTCGCGGATCAAGGAGCAGGGCGGCGTAACCATCGTGCAGACGCCGTCCGATGCCGAGTTCGACGGTATGCCGCAAGCAGCCATCGCGACGTCAATGGTCGACGTGGTGCTTCCCGTCGCCGAAATACCTCAAAAGATTCTCGAACTGTGGCGTAACTCCCAAACCATAACGCTGCCGGCTCCGCATGACATGCAGATGCCGTCGGATACCCCTGAGAAAGAACGCGCGATAGCCGAGCAGACGCTGCAGGATATTCTGTTGTTGCTGCGAAACCGCACCGGCCACGACTTCAAGCACTACAAACGTGCCACCGTGCTGCGGCGCATTGAGCGGCGCCTGCAAGTGACGGCACAACCGGACTTGCCAACGTATTTCAGTTATCTGGAAAATACACCCGAAGAAGCCAGCAACCTGCTCGGCGACATGCTCATCGGCGTCACCAACTTCTTCCGTGATCGTGAGGCCTTCGAAGCGCTGGAGCGCCATGTGCTGACGCCCCTGATGGGCAGTGAGCAGGAAAAACCCAAGCGTGAAGAGGTGCGTATCTGGTCAGCAGGTTGCTCTACTGGCGAAGAGGCGTACAGCCTGACAATCCTGTGTACCGAGCATCAGAAACTTGAATCCAACCCGGTCAAGGTGCAGGTGTTCGCGACCGACATCGATGAGCGCGCGATCGCCACGGGGCGCGCCGGACATTACCCGGAGGCCATTCTTACGGATGTGCCACCCACCCGACTGCGCCAGTATTTCGTCAAGGACGGCGAACGCTTCAAAGTGCGCAAGGAGATCCGCGAAAAGGTTCTGTTCGCCAATCACAGCCTGCTCTCCGATCCGCCGTTCTCGCAGATTGACTTGATCGTCTGCCGCAACCTGTTGATTTACCTCGAGCGGGAAATTCAGCGCGACATCCTGCAGATGTTCCATTTCGCCTTGCGACCTGGCGGTTATCTGTTTCTCGGCTCGTCGGAGTCGGCGGATGCCTGCCCGGATCTGTTCACACCGGTCGATAAGCGCAACCGCATCTTCCGCGCGAAAGCAGGCGCTGCGAATCGCCGAACGCCGACGATGCCGCGTGGAGGATTCACTTCATTCAATATGTCCGTGCCGCCGCCGATGGCGCCGGTGACGCGCAAGGTAGCGTACGCCGATATCCATCAACGGGCGCTGGAACAGCGTTTGCCGCCGAGCCTGATCGTCGATTCCAACGCCGACATTCTGCACATGAGCGAGGGAGCGGGGCGTTTTCTGCGTTATATCGGCGGTGAGATGAGTCGCAACGTGTTGGGGCTGGTCATGCCGCAATTGCGTCTGGAGTTGCGTACCACGCTGTTCCAGGCCCAGCAGAGTGGTAAAGCGACCCTGTCGAGAAAGGTCCGCATTCAGGACCCACAAGGTGATTACTACGTCGACATTGTGGTTCAGCCCCACAAGGACGAGATTTCCGAGCAGGAAGTGCGACTGATCGTGTTCGGCGTTTCGCCCATTTTGACCGGACCAGACAACAATGAATTGAGCCTGCAAACCGAGAACCAGGTGCTCACCAGTCTGGAAAACGAGTTGCAGCGCACCAAAGAGCATTTGCAGGAAACGATCGAGCATTCCGAGACGTCGAGCGAAGAACTCAAGGCATCCAACGAGGAAATGCATGCCATCAACGAGGAATTGCGTTCGGCCACCGAGGAGCTGGAAACCAGCAAGGAAGAATTGCAGTCAATCAATGAAGAGTTGTTGACCGTCAACTACGAGCTGAAAACCAAGGTAGAAGAAACCGACAAGATCAATGACTACCTGGCGAACCTCATCGCTTCAACCGATATCGCTACCGTCTTTGTGGACCGCAACATGCATATCCGTTGGTTCACTCCACGTGCGACGGATATTTTCAGCATGCTGCCGGTAGACACCGGGCGCTCGCTGCTGGACATAACCCATCGCCTCAACTACCCGCAACTGGCGGACGACGCGACCTCGGTGTTCGAGTCGTTGAACATGATGGAACGCGAGGTCAGCAGCATCGATCACCGCTGGTACATCGCACGACTGTTGCCTTATCGGTCCAGCGAGAGCCACATCGATGGCACGGTGCTGACTTTCATCGACATCACCAAGCGTCGCGATGCCGAAGAAGACCTGCGCCTGGGCCAGGAACGCATGCGCCTGGTAGCGGAAAGCACTCACGATTTTGCGATCATCATTCTCGATGAGCAAGGTCTCATCACCGACTGGAACACAGGCGCAGAGCTGATCTTCGGCTACAAGAGCACTGAGGTCATCGGCATTTATTACGACTTGCTGTTTTCACCTGAGGACCGCAAGGCCGGTGTACCGGAAAATGAATTGCGTCAGGCCCGTGAACATGGGCGCGGTGAAGATGAACGTTGGCACGTTCGCAAGGACGGCAGCCGCTTCTATTGCAGCGGGGAGGTCACTTTGCTGCGTGCGGAAACGGACATGGGCTACGTCAAAATCGCCCGCGATCTGACTGGTCACAAACGTCTGCACGAAGAGCAAAGCAAGAAACTGGCGGAAACTCAGGTTTCCAGCCACATGAAGGACGAATTCTTCGCAGTCATGTCCCATGAGCTGAAACACCCGCTGAATCTGATCCAGCTCAACACCGAAATCCTGCGTCGGCTGCCCTCGGTGCGTAATGCGGAAAAGGCCAGCAAAGCCGTTTCCACCATCAGTGACGCCGTCGCCAGTCAGGCGCGCATCATTGACGATCTGCTGGATGTGGCACGGATTCGTACCGGCAAACTCAAGCTCCAGACGCGGCTACTGGATCTTGCGAGCATCGTGCGAGACATCTATGCAGTTGTCGTAGAGGAATATCCAAACGCAGAGATCATTCTTGACGCCCCGTCACCTGATGTTCAGGTTCCGGTGGAGGGCGATCCCACGCGGCTAGAGCAGATCATCTGGAATTTGCTGCACAACGCTCTGAAGTTCACCCGGCAAAATACCCGGATCCAGATCATTCTCGGTATAAACGGCGACCATGCGCAGTTGCAGGTCATCGACAACGGCATCGGACTCGCTCCTGCGGACATCGAACATGTTTTCGATCTGTTCAGCCAGGCCAAACCGAGGACAAGCGCTCATCAACGCGACGGTCTGGGCATCGGCTTGTCACTTGTCCGCCAGCTCGTGCAGGCTCATGACGGCTCGGTCAGCGTCAGGTCAGCGGGGGTCGGTCATGGCTGCGCTTTCACTGTCTTGCTGCCGCTGTCGGATCAAGCCCCTCATGTTGATCCGGACGTGCCCAAAGCCGAACAGAAAGGCCGACTCAAGGGCCTCAAGATCTTGCTGGTAGATGACTCTCCGGAAGTCATCGAAGTCATGCGCATGCTGCTGGAAATGGAGGATGCGCTGGTCAAGTCCTTCAGTGAACCGTTGCTTGCTTTGCACAATGCAACGGATGAGCACTACGACATCATCCTGTCCGATATCGGCATGCCGGTGATGGACGGGCATGAGTTGATTCAATCTTTACGGCAGACCAAGTTGCACAAGTTCACACCTGCTATTGCGTTGACCGGCTACGGCGTTGCGGTTGAGGCCCAGAAAGCAAAGAGTGCTGGCTTTGATCGCCATCTCTGCAAGCCAGTACAGTACGAGGAGTTAGTGGAAACCATAGAAACTTTATGTAGCAGCATGCTCGAATAAATTGACTTATTTAATTCGCCGCGAAACGCCTTGGTGAAAAATAGTCATTGATAGAGGTGATCCGCTCGCTTCTAAGGATTAGAGCACTCTATTAACGAGTCGGTCTGCATCTGGCTTATGGTTGTCTCACGAGAAATCTTGCTACCAGCCTAATTTTTCCGCTTGCAGTGTGCGCCGTTGGCTAACCCCGTCCATTCGTCGCTAGCCTTGAACTGCAAGTCCGCACAGCCCTCAACCGTCCATAAACGGAGGGCTACATCGTGTATGAAGATAGAAAAGCGCACGCATTGGAAACATGGCAGCAGCTACTCGATCATTCTGAAATACGAATGAGCGCTCCTGAGCAGTACGAAGAATTACTGCGGCTCGCCGAAGAGTACTGTGACGAGGGATTTATAACCCTAGAGGAGCGCAGAGGGATGATTGAGAAAGCAACAGCGAATTACAGGCAAGCGGTGGAGGGGCTAGGTCAAGGAACGTAGCGGTAACAATCGTGTTTTAGTGGCCGTCTAATGTCGTGATATATGGACGGCTGCTATTGGCCGAAAGCCGCCGTTCGTGAGTGGCAGCTATCGACTAATAGCTTCCACACGAATGAGCGTTATTAGCAGAGATTGGGTGTCATATGCGAAAAAAACCCGCCAAGGGGAGGCGGGTGTGAAGGGGGCATGAGGGTCAAACTTGACTGTAGACGGTGACGAGCTTCCCGCTAGAGAGAGTGAGATGGATCACTAAATGATTGGGAGCTGAACCCTAAAGATGGTGCCTGCTCAGGAGTTGAAACCACTCCGATTTTTCCTCGGTGGGCTGTCACGATCTCCGACGCAATGAACAGCCCCAGCCCCAAGCCGGCCGTCGATCCTTTTTCGGTTGCTGCATAGCTTGAGTAACGGGCCTGGGGATCGAAAGATGGGGTATTACACCCGCAGGTATAGGTTCGCCGCGATTCTGCACGCTGAAGACTGAGCAATCGTCATCTTGAGACAAGGTCACATGTATAGGTTGCAGCGAGTCACCATGTCTGACCGCATTACTGATCAAATTAGTGAAGACTTGTTCGATGCGCGACGGATCATACCGCCCCGGACTCGTTCACTCACATTCGAAACCATCTTCGCCTGAGGGAACGCGGTGCGTAATTCTTCTATAACAGATGCGCACACAATCGATAGATCAGTATCTTCTGGATTCACTGGTATGCCCGCGCCAAAATTGGAGCGAGCCAAGTCCAGCAAATCGCCGACCATGTGATTGGCTCTGCTTATACTCGCGTTGATTTACTCTGCCAGCCTCCGATCCCTGTCAGTCATATTGGCGTTTTTACGCAGCATGTCACTAGCCATCAATACAGCCCCAAGCGGTGATCGCAGATCATGACCGAGTACGCCAAAAACAGTTTTGCGCGTG